GACGTTTATGCAACCATCTGTACATCAAAAATGATCGCACCGAACGAACGCGAGAAAAGCGAGAAGCGGCGTGCAGCAAGACGCAACGCAGAACGCAACCGTATTCGTGAGGACAATGAGCTTTGTCCACTCCCGCCGACGCGGAATCCTGATCGCCGGGAATCCTGCCGGTACAGCTTTCAGTTGTTCTGCGAAACGTACCTTGGCGGAATATTCATCGACCCTTGGAGCGATTCGCACTTGGAAGCCATCCGCCGAATCGAGCTGGTGATTCTCAAGTGCCAGCTTTACGCTTTCGCCATGCCGCGCGGGTTCGGAAAAACGTCGCTGTGTTTGGCGGCTTGTCTATGGGCAATTCTCTATGGACATTGCAAGTGGGTTTGTATGGTAGCGGCGACCGGGCCGGCATCGCTGACATTGTTGGAAGACATCAAGGCAATTCTGTCGGATAGTGCCGTATTGGCTGAAGACTTTCCCGAGGCAACTTGGCCGATGCAGATGTCAGAAGACCAAGGTATCAAGGCAAAAAACCTTCGTTGGAATGGCGAGCTGGCTGGAATGCGGACGAGTACGAAACGGCTAGTGATGCCAGATATTCCCGGTGCCGAGTGTGCCAATGCGATCATTACGGTGACGGGAATCTTGGGAAACATTCGCGGACAGCGGAAAGTAATCACGAGCGAAGATGGCGAAGTGACGATTCATCGCCCGGATAGATTTCTCGTAGACGATCCGCAGACGTACCAGTCAGCGACGAGCGAAGCGGACGTCAACAAGCGGCTCGGAATCCTGGGTGCGGATATCAAAAAGCTGGCTCGCCAAGGCCAGAGCATGGGGGGATTTGTCCCATGCACGGTGATTCGTCCCGATTGTATGGCTGACCAATTGCTCGATCGGGACAAATACCCGGAATACCACGGGACACGTACGAAGCTGTTGACCAGGTTTCCCGATCGGATGGACTTATGGGAACAGTACGACGACGTTCGGCGGATCGACTTGGCGGGCGGTGGCGATGGCAAGACGATGCCTTCCGAGTTCTTCGCCGAGAATATGGACGCGATGAAAGAAGGGGCTGTTGTTGCGTGGCCGCATCTCAACATCGACCACGGGTTGAGTGTGTTGCACTATTGCATGCACAAGTTTTTAGAGGATCCAGCAGCGTTTTTTGCCGAGGATCAAAACGAGCCGCAGATTCAGGGCGACGAAGACGAAGAGCTTTTAACCAAAGATGATATCGCGAAGCTGGCCAATGTATACGAGCAAGGGACCGCGCCGGCATCTGCCGAGATCATCACAGGCCACGTCGACGTCCAATTGCACTGCCTGTTTTATGCGATCGTGGCTTGGAAGGAGGACGCGACCGGGTATGTGCTTGAATACGGGACATGGCCAAAGCAACGAGCCCGGCATTTTGAATACAAGAAAATCAGCAACACTCTTGAGAAGGCATACCCTGGATTGAGCAGAGAAGCACGAATTCGGAAGGCGGTCGCTGAACTGACGAACGACCTATGCGGCCGGGACTGGAAGAGTGACGATGGGACTACGAAGCGGGTTAAGCGGTTGCTGGTTGATTGCAACTGGATGACTGACGAGGTTTATACGGAGTGCCGGGAATCAGAACACCGGGGTATCCTCATGCCAGCCAGAGGTAAATTTGTCGGTGCGGGAACGATGGAATTAAACGAGAACCAAAAGAAGGCGGCTGGTAAGAAGCTCGGATTGCATTGGCGAGTTGAGAAGTCTAATCGGATGCCGATTAAATCTTGCACGTTTGATACGAATTACTGGAAGTCGTGGATTCACAACCGTTATGCCACCGATTCGAAGGAACGCGGATCGCTGACACTATTCAAAGCCCCTGCAAGAGATCATGTCACGTTTGCGTCTCACCAGTGCGGCGAATACCCAATTCGAACAGAGGGACGCGGTAGGATCGTCTACGAATGGAAAGGGAGGCCAGGCCGCCCAGACAATCACTGGTTTGACAATATCGTGGGTGCAGCGGTTGCAGCTTCGATCGAGGGTATACAGTTACGGGCAACTGGACCGGCACCGGAACGGGCGAAACGGAAACGACGAGACAAGGTGCAATACTTATGAGTAGCAAACAAACGAGTAAGCAAACGAAAAAGCGAGGTCGTCCTCCTGGTGCAAAAACAGAGGACCGAATAATCGTCGTTGAACGGCCGGCAGTGTGCCCGATGTGCGGAAGCCCAGACCGCACGAAAAAGGAAACGATTCGGACGATGGAGCACGGCGGGCTACACATCACATGGTCAAAAGTCGACTGCAATGATTGCCCGTCCCGGTATACGATCCGCTGCGAAAAGCCAGCGTAAAATCGCAATGCTGCTTTCGTGTCTGGATTCGTCGACTTAGTTGTCGAATAATTCGGGTATGGCAAGTCCCGATAGAGCAGCACAGATAAGCTTCGCGCGGCAGATGGTGTCGGCGTTGCGTACGGCACTTCTCGAAGCCGCAGCCAATGGCGGTGCGGTGTCGGTTAGTTTCGATGGCCAGTCAACGACCTGGAATCATTCTGCGGCTCGTGCTGAATTGGTCGCTTGGGAAAAAAAGCTCCATCGATTGCAGCATGGTCGAGTCCGCACTATCAATCTGGATGGTGCCGGATGATCACGCAACAAGACAAGCCTGGTGTCTTCTCACGATTGCGTGGAATGCTGGGCTACGAGGCAGCCGACCCAAGCCATAAACGCAGGGATCCCGGTCGACGAATTCGCAACAGCGATCAATCGACGACAGATGGACAACGACGCCAGTTGATCAATGGCGCCGGCGATCTGCAACGGAATTTCGCCGTGGCTGCATGGGCGATCCGAAAGCATCTGGACTACGTTTCCAGCTTCAACTTTCAATCTCGCACGGATAACCCGGAATTCAACCGGCAGCTGGAGCAATTCGTTGCACGTTGGAGCACAAGGAAACGTTTCGATGTAGCAGCCCGGCACAATCGGCGGCGATTCATTCGCATGGTTGAAGCCCGGCGCGTTGTCGATGGTGACGTATTCCTGATCAAGCAACGAGGCGGCCAGCTCCAAGCAATCGAAGCCGATCGAGTACGGACAGCGGACAGCATCCAAGATCGCGTAGAAGGTGCCACGTATACGCACGGGATCCGCGAAGGCCGAGGCGGACGACTGGCCGCGATTGCGGTTCATCAGCGAGGCGACCGGGGGCAAGGTTACACGTTCGAGCGAGAAATACGCGAAGCCAACGTATGCCAGCTCGCCTATTGGCAGGGCATGTCGAAGCGTGGAATCAGTCCGATAACGGCGGCCATCAACGAGTTTCAAGATGTCCGTGAAGTCAAGGATTATGCACGAGCGAAGGCCAAAGTTACTCAGTTATTCGCGTTGGCATTTAGCCGTGACGCGGACGACAACGAGGAAACCGTAGGCGGTGGCTATGGGTCAATTGACTTTGGAAAAGGCCCGTTTTCAGTCGACCTAGACAGCGGCGACAAGATGGAGTTTTTGGAAAGCCGTCATCCCTCGACGGAGTTTCAAGCGTTCCTGCAAGTTTGCTTGATGGCGGCGTTGAAGTCCCTGGATATTCCATGGAGTTTTTACGACGAATCATTTACCAATTTCTTCGGTTCGCGTGCGGCGTTGATGCACTATTTGACGTCAACCAAATCAAAACGCGAAGACCTTCAAGAGTTGCTCGACGAGCTAACCCGATGGCGCGTTTCACTGGCGATTGGGACAGGCGAAATCGTATTGCCGGCCGGTGTAACACTCGCCTCTCTCCGATGGGAATGGGTGGCGGATGGTGTGCCCTGGTGGGATCCGCTGAAAGACATCAAGGCCAACATCTTAGCGATTGAAGCCGGGCTAACAACTCGCAGTAAAGTGGTCAAGGAAGTCTACGGAGCTGAGTGGACGGACACGATTGATCAACTGGCGATCGAGCAAAGATACGCAGCCGACAAAGAGGTTTCGCTATCCGTAACCATGGGAGATGCAGTCGATGAGTACGACAGCGACACCGGCGAAGCCGAGTAACCTGTTTAGGTCGATCGCCCTTCGTGGTGCCCCTGAGCAAATCGATCGAGAGAACGGCGTATTGCGTGGCGTCAAAGTAATCGAGCTTGGCCCGTTGAAAGACGGTGACCCGCGACCGTATTACGTGGACATGACGACGCTGGAACAAGTCGTGGAACTCGGCAACCGTCCCAACAAGGGGATCAAGTCGCGGTTCACGCATCCAAACATGAGTGAGGACGGCCTAGGCAAACAGCTAGGCAAGCAAAAGAATTTCAGCGTCCAAGGTAACGCTGCAATCGCTGATTTTCATCTCGGATCGTCGGCCAGAAAAGAACATTCCGATCATGTATTTGACATGGCAGCGGAAGCGCCGGAAGACATCGGACTGTCCATCGTCGCGGTGTTTGACGAAGAGGCGATGGAATCCGAAGCGAACGAAGACGGATTGCAGCCGATTAGGTTGACTGGATTACGTGCAGTTGATTTCGTTGGTGAAGGTGCGGCAACGGATGGCCTGTTTGATTTGGATGATCGCAGCGGAATTCCGGCAGCGGTTACACAGTTTCTAGATACGTATTTTGCGGATTCTGACCCGGAAGACGTGGCCGATCGTGCGCTAGGTCTGCTGAGACGGTATTACTGCCGCGATTTCTCACGAGGAGATTACGAGATGACGACACAAGCTCAAGCCCCTGCGGCACCAGTTGCCGAAACCGACGATTTCAACCGAGAACTTGGCCAGCGATACATTGCCGCATTTGGCGAAATCGGCGCGGCATGGTTTGTCGAAGGCAAGACTTTCGAGGACTGTTTCGCCTTGAAGATGGTCGACTTCGAAACGGCACTTGCCGCCAAGGATGAGCAGATTGAACAGTTGCAAGTCCAGATCGAAGCGGCATTGGCTGCGGCCGGTGAAGCCGATCCATTGGACAGCACCGAAGGCGTCCAGTTGAGCGACGAAGACAACGCACTTGCAGCCAGAATCAAAGTACTGGTCGAGGAAGGCCATTCGCCGAATCGAGCCAAATTCATGGCGAATGCGGAAGCATCTAAGGTATCGCACAACTAGCAGCCGAGCGGACTACCCGACAAGGATAATTTAGAAACTACCTAGGAGACAAAGCCATGGCTAACGCATGGAGAAGTACTGCGGACGTCGTCACGATGAATACCGATCTTGGTTTCATTATTTCCGATGTTTTAGACGGCGCCCCGTTGGTTGCTCAGATGGCAGCCCGGACAGCGATGAAAAACACGATCACCTATTCCAAGCGGACGGTTAATCCCGTGACAGCATTCCGTGCGGAAAACGACGGATTGGAAAACACGGATTCGACGACCGTGGCAGTCACGACGACGTTGAAGATTCTGGATGCGTCGTTTTCGGTAGACGTTGCCGTAGCCGATGCTCGCGAAGATGGATGGGCAAGCGAGGTTTTCGACGAAGGCCAAGCACACCTGCGTCAAGCGATGGCGGAAGTCGAGAGCCAGATTTTTTACTCGACTGGCACCGGCGGCCAAGCGGCTGGTTTCGTCGGATTGAATACGCTGAGCAACCTGGACGACATCGCAGACGCCCAGACCGTTAACGCTGGCGGGACAACCGCCACTACCGCGTCAAGTGTTTACGCGATGCGATTCGGTGAGCGTGACGTCGAGTTAGTTTGGGGTCAACGCGGCGAGCTCGCAATGGGCGACATGTCAGTCGTTCCGGTTGCTGGTGCAACGGGAACTTTTCCGGCTTACTATACTCCGATTACCGGGCTCGTTGGTTTGAAAATCGGTGGCGTATCTTCTGTAGTCCGCATTGTCAACGTCACAGCCGATTCGACAAAGACGCTTTCGGATGACCTGCTCGCAGAAGCAATAGTCACAATGGACGGTAGAGCCCCTGACGCATTTGTGATGGGCAAGCGAAGTTTGCAACAGTTACGAGCAAGCCGTACCGCGACCAATCCAACCGGAGCGCCTGCCCCGTTTCCGGTCGAAGCGTATGGTGTTCCGATTATCGTTTCGCCACAGATCCTGGAAACGGAAGCATTGGCTACGTAAATGGCGACCGCTATGGCATCCGCTTCCGTTGCGTCATACAAGGCGCAACGGTCAGCGGGTGGAGTTTCGATCACGTACGCACGCGGCGTCAATTCCGTCGCGTTATCGGTCGTGGTTGGATCCAGTCCTTCGCTCGTAGCAAATGATTACGGTGTTGTAGTTGATGAGCGACACTACCGAGACTTTTTGATATTGGCCAGTGAACTGATTTTAGCCGCTTCGACGGAATTGCCGGCGAGAGGCGATATCATTACCGAGGGAACCAAGACGTATTTGGTTACGGCGGACGGTGGCGAGCCACATTACGTCTACTCGGATCGTTTCGAGCAAATTACACGAGTACACACAGTCGAAAAGGTAACGCCATAATGGCGGCGAAATCGGTTCTAATCGTCGATGATCTTGTAACCGCTTTGACGGCTGGCAGCTACACGCAAACGATCGTAGTCACGAAGGAATTATTCCAGCGTACAGACCGAGCAGCGTTAACAGGGATCGAGGTCACTGTTAGCAGTGGACTGGAATCGTGGGAAAAGGCGAGTCGCGGCGGCGTGTATATAAAGACGTACGAAGCGAGGGTGGTGATTACTGCGGCAGCGGCAACGGATTCAGCGGTTGATCTGTACATTGAGCTATCGGAAGAGATTAAAGAAGACCTCGCAACACAGGCCATGTCGAGTCTAGCTTGCGTTGGAATTGAGCAAGACGAACCATACGACATCGACCGGCTACACGATTCCGGTTCGCTATTCGTCGCGATGATCACATTTCAGTATCGAGGATAACCACATGGCCCATGTACTCTCAGAAAACGCCAAGTTGTACTACAACAGTGCGACGTATGCTTCACCCACTTGGGATTTGATTACGGAAGTAAAAGACCTGACTCTCACGTTTTCAAAGGGCGAGGTCGATGTCACTACTCGTGCGAGTGGTGGCTATACCGAGATCGTGGACGGTTTGAAAGAAGCGTCCATCGAATTCTCTATTTTATACAACACGTCGGACACAGATTTCTCAGCGATCCTTGACGCATTTCATGCCAATACCGCTGTTGAGTTTTTCGTGATGGATGGATTGGTTGCGACGAGCGGCTCAGAGGGATTGCGTGCTACTTGCACTATTACCGGGCTAACTGTAAATCAGGTATTAGGGGAAGCACTCATGGCCGATTTTACGGCCAAGCCGCTAAAGAATTCGGACGCGGCACCGACATGGACGACGATCGCATAATGAAAACCTTTGACGCCGAAGATGGAACGACGTGGAAAATCCACATCACCGCTGGCACACTTCTACGGATTAAAACACAGTGCGACATCGACCTGCTAAATAACCCGCTTGAGTTGCCAGTTGGAATCGAAGAACTAGTCGGTTTGTTTTGGGCTGTCGTTCAACCACAGGCTCAAACGTCAGGCATTAGCGCGACCCAATTCGGCGAAGGATTGGGGGCAAGTCAGCTAGTCGAAGCAACGGACATATTTGTAGCGGAGCTGGTCTTTTTTTTTATGGCCCTGGGTCAGCAACCCAAGGCACTCCTGCTGAAGAAAACTTGGCAGATGCTGAAGAGCCACAATCAGGAGACGGCGAGAAAGGTGACGGAAACGCTTGGCGAGATTTATTCAGACTAGCCGGCGTAGCGAGTGTTGACCCGTTGGAGTTGCAATTCTGGCAGATATTAGAAATGGCGTATGGCTCGCGTCCAGAGTTACTAAACGAGAACCGGACGCGAAGCGGTAATCCAAACGAAACAAAGATACCGTTAACGAAGGATACCATCGGGGCGTTGAAGGTGTTTCTATGACACTCAGCATAAATGTCGACGTTCGCGCGAGGAGCTGGAATCGCGACGTGATCCGAAAGCTCGCCCGTGCTGACAAGCGGTTTTTGCATTGGTATGGCGGAGCATTACGTAAGTCGATTCGGCGAAACGTGCGAACGAGGAAAAGCACGAGCAAGCCAGGCAAAGGACCGACACATTGGACCGGCGGCAATAGCGGGCTTCGACTCGTCGCCTATGACGTCAATAACTCGGCCACCGTCGTAACGGTTGGAGTGCTGAAGTTCAGCGGATCTAGGCAACAAGGTACACACACAGCGGCGAAGATTTTAGAAGAGGGTGGTACGGCAAGACGTCGTTTTATGTTCGTGAACACTAACCCGCTAGCTATCCGCAAGTTTTCCAAGTTTAAGCCGAAGGGAATCGGGAAGAAACACCTACGTATCGTATTTTCGCGAACGGCGAAACCTCGCAATGTCCGATACAAAAAGAGGCCGTTCGTGAAGCCGGCGTTTGACAAGATCAACGAAAAGGTAGCCGAGCGATACGCACGAGCGGTATCAAAGGCCATGTCATGAGTGCCATAAAAGCTGGCGAAGCATTTATCCAAGCAAGCCTTCGCGGCGGCGAAACAGTGAAGAAAAAGCTGGCACAATTGGCCGGAAAACTTGCATCGGTCGCCAAGGTAGGCGCAAGCGTGATGGCGAGTGGGCTGGCGACCGCTGGAGCAACTCTAGCAACGATCGCAGTAAGAGCAGCGAAGGCGGGCGATCAGATCGAAAAAATGAGTGCTCGCACGGGTGCTAGTGCCGAGTTCCTCTCTCAGATGGGTTTTGCTATGGAGCAAAGTGGCGGATCTATCGAGGATATGGAAAAAGGCATGATACGTTTGTCGCGAACGTTGCTAGACGCATCACAAGGCAGCAAGACCGCGTCCGATGGTTTATCGGCAATAGGGATAACGCTGGCTCAACTAGACGGTCTATCCCCAGAACAACAGATGCTTCTAATTGCCGATGGCCTAAAGGGCATCGAGGAAACATCGAAACGCGGAGCCGTTGCACAGCAGCTATTCGGACGAGGAGCTAGCCAGTTGTTGCCGTTGTTGAGCACGGGTGCAAGCGGCATGAAAGCGTACGCGGCTGAGTCTGATGCGTTAGGTCGAACGATGAGCACGGAACAAGTGGCCGCTGCGGCAAGTTTTGTCGACGCTCTAAATCGCGTCAAAACGATCGTAAAAGGGCTGATGTTTGACTTGGGAAGCGGGTTGCTGCCGGTGCTTGAAACCATTTTGCTCGACGTGCAAGCAGCGGCCAATGTATTCGGCAACGTGGAAACGTCTATAGACGGAACATCGAAGGCCGGTGAGGGTTTAGGCGATACGCTAGCGATGCTAGGCAGCCCGATTGAATTTTTGGTGAAGGCAGGGGCAGCGATTGCAGGTGCATTCCGATTAGCTCAAGCGGCTGTAAGCAAAGCCGGGCAAACGCTAGCCAAGTTTATCGTTTTGGCCTCGAAAGCTGGCGAGCGAATTCCAGGCATAGGCAAGTTTTCCAAAAACGTAGGAAACCTTGCGGAGTTCATCGCCGAGGACCTGGAAAGACTAGGAAGAGGGCAGGCCAAACAAGCCAAGGAAAACTTTGACATAGCATTTACAAATGATTTTAGCGAGCGAATGCAGCGTGAACGGGCGAAGCTAAAAAGGACTGCGGAAGAGTTACCACCGATGCCTATTTTCAACGCTGACGACATTGAAGTTCCAGCGATAGAGACCGTAAAACAACAAGTGGCATCTGCCGCAAGTGGGCCAAAGTTATCCACAATCGGAAGCTTTGGCAGCGAGGCTATCGAGCGGTTGGCGAGTGTGCAGAAAACAGATGGCGAGAAAACTAACAAGCTACTCACTGACGCATTGCGTTTTTTGCGGAAGATCGCCGAAGAAGGGCGGTTTGCTTTTCACTAATGGCAGCATTTGAAATACTCAATAGCCGACACACTACGCGGAAGCTCGACAAGAAACACGAGTACGAGCGGCAGTACGTCGTCAATAATCCGACCGAAGGCGGGGGGATGGCGGATGTGATAGCAGCCGCGCCTCCTCTAGTTACCGTTGACGGAAAGCAACTGCGAATCGTCGATATAGACATGGGCGAAACGGACAACTTCGCGTGGCGAGTTGCAACCGTTAATTGGGCGACCAAAGATAGCCGAAAGTCGAAAGAAGCAACGCAGCCGACAGAGACCAACGACAGTGAGATAAGCTTTTCAATTGGTGGCCAGACTGAGCAAATTCAAGAGGCGTTCGCACAAACAAAGTATGGCCCATCCGCTGCTGATTTGGGAAATTCGATCAATGTGCAGGACGATGGCAGCGTGTCTGGAATTGATATTGTTGTCCCTAAGATGACTTTAACCCGTGTCCATTACCTGCCTGACTCTGTTGTCCACCCTGCGTACCAGATAGACCTACGGCGAGCGGTAGGGAAAACCAACAGCGATTCGTTTCTCGGCTACGAGCCTGGGGAACTTCTCTTGTTGTCTGTTGTCGGCGCGAAGCGTGGTGAAGAAGATTGGGTAGTGACCTTTGATTTTTCGGTGGGCAAAAACAAGACAGGATTGACGGTTGCGGGAATCAGCGACATCAGCAAGCAGGCACACGATTATTTGTGGGTGCAGTACGAACAAGAGGAAGAGACCACAGCCAAGCGAATGAAACCGATTGGAGTGGGTGTGTACGTTGCCAAGGTTTACGAATCCGCCAACTTTGGCGCAATATTGAAGATATAGAGGGACATCAACAATGGTAATGAAAGCCGAAGACGGATTGCGAGTGCGAAGTCTGTTGACAGTCGAGCCAAACACAACGATATCCGGGCTCAGTCGATCTAGCCTAGATATCGAATCTCTAGCGTCGTTTGTGATTCCGCTAGAGAATTGGAGGGTATGGAATACCGGTGCGGTTTTGCCGAATACAAGCGCGGCAGATGACATGGGATACTATTCGGGTACATGGGCAACGGACACGGCAGCTCTTAAAAGCTACGACGTCAAGACCGTTGGTGCAACGACGTTATACGCTCGCACAACGGTGACGCTCCCGCCTGAATACGTCGCGACAGACAGCGTATCTTTGCGGATGTCGTGCGGTATGCTTACAGCAGTGGCGGATACGACGGCGACGATTGACGTCGATGCGTATCTGTCCGACGACGAAGCCATCATTAGCGGTTCGAACCTGTACAGCGGAGCGGCTCAGTCGTGCAACTCGCTAACCTTTGCAAATCTCGATTACACGATCGATGCCGGTACGCTTTCGCCAGGAAATTCCATCGACGTTAGGCTAGCCGTAACCGTCACCGATGGAGCTGGCGGAAGTGCGGTAATCGCTTGCATCGGTTCGACGGTTCTTAGGTGCGACATTCGCGGGTAATTCATGACGAAGCAAGCAGGCCAGCGGTTTAGCTTTCCGGCGCGACTGTACAACGACGTCGTGGCTTTGGTTAAGGCGTGGAAGTCTGGAGATCTCGACAAGCCTAGCAGCAATCGTCGCAGCGGCCACACTCTAAGAATTCGCAACGATAGCGGCGGTGACCTATCGCAGTTTGGCGTACTTGGAATCGATGGCGTTGTATTCAACGAGTCGGACAACTCGAACGAATTCAAAGCCAATCCGACGCTAAAGGGATCAACTCCCGTTATCGCTACCCATGCGGGAAAATTCGCGGTGCTGATAGAGCCTTGCAAAGATGGCAAGTTTGCTCGCTGCGTGGTGTCAGGCCATGCGGTAGTCCAGGTAGACATGATTGACGCCGATGACAATTGGTGTGACGTCAAAGCCTCGAATGCTAACCTGAGTAGCTACGGAGCTGGGTCGGCACAGATTATTCACAAGCCTAGTGGTACAGGTGTTAAGTGGTGTGTCGTGAATTTGGCTCAGAGCTACGGACCTGCAAGGCGATACCAGGGTCAGCAGGTTGGGGCGTTGCTTGTAACCGACACGGATAACGTGGTGGATAACCTGATTGCGTTGGATGGCGTACCAGTCGAAACGTCTGTGACAGCAGAAAACCGGCTATCTTGGTCTGCGGACGACAACGGAATTACTCTGATTGAACGAAACGCAACCGATGAGGTTTGGCAGATGTACAACGTGGAGTGCTAATCAATGCCCGGATATCCCCATGAGGACTGTTGCCCCAGTAGTACCGACTGTCATGATTGCGACGGAAACGGCACGCCGGATTCTCTAACGGTTGACGTTCCGACTGGTGTTAATGAGGATTGCTCTGGTGACTGCGCGGTTCTTCTGGGTAGCTATTCACTACCCAGGTTCTCAGCATGCACATGGCGTGACACATTCGCAATAACAGATCCTGAATTTGGAGTTTTCTGTACATTGACTGCTGACACGCTGTCAATCAACGCAACGATTCTATCAAGTGACATATTGCAGGTATCAGTAACGATCACGAAGTCGACGGATATATTTCGAAACTTCGAAACGTGGCAGTTTGAGTTAGCCTTAACTACCCCGGACAATTGCTGCGGCTGGTCGCTTCTCAATGTTCCCTTCGTTCGTAGGCTTACGAGTTCAAGCAATGCGTGCGACTTCAGCGGGACAGCGGTCGACGTCACGGCTGGGGCAGGGGGTTGCTAATGCAGGCGATTAAGTGCAAGTGCAAGCGGGTCGTTATGGTGACCAAGGACTGCGTTAGATGCGGATGCGGTGAAACGGTGTACCGCGACAACGCGAAACACCAGCTGATTCCAAGCAACCCCTGCGTCCATCGTGGCGAATCAACCCGCTCAGTCGAATGCAAATCCTGCCGTGGCCGAGTCAAGGTGAAGGTATTCCAGTGTGCAATTCACGAGGAATGCACGATCAAGAAACGGGCAGGCGATCTAAAGACCTGCTACGGTTGCGTGGATCATGAGCTACCTATTTCTGAGTAGCACGTCACGAGCCCAGGCACTCCCGCCTAGCCGCTGAATCCGGGCGAATTCCTTCTCTGTCATGCGGATCTGTAAGACACGAGTACGAGCTTGGTCGCCCTTGGTTGGTGCGCCTCGACGCGGTTTTTCTGCTGCCATTGGACTATTCTCTGAATTCCCGAAACTTTAATGCAATACACCTTGTGTACCTGCCGAATTATTGTATTATACACGAAGTCAAGCAAACACCACAACGCAAGCAACGGAGCGAACCATGAACACTACCATCAAAAGCGAAACGATGAAGTTGAGGGACATGGGAACCACAGGGTTGGTGCAATACGCCACGGAGAGCTGGGTCATGCGGGGATGCCGAATGGCCCAGGCGGCAAGGGTCATTGCCGATAGGCAGGGGGCCGTGGGCGTCGAGCGATTCCGTTTGGCCGTCAACGCAGAATGGCATCGCCAAGCTGGCTATTTGATTACCGCCCCACCGAATAATGCTACGTATCAACTTAACCTAACGGGGATATCGAGATGAGAGATAAACGACCAGTGATTGTCTGTACCGAGCATCGCGGCGTGTTTTTTGGATTCGCGGAGGATACGAGCGGTGACGCGATTCATTTGACGGGCGCGAAAATGGCGATCCGATTCGGCACGACGCGGGGAGTCATGGAATTAGCGGAGACAGGCCCAACGGAATCGAGCAAGATATCGGCACCAGCGGATATTGAGGTGCGAAAGGTGACGGCAGTGTTCGAGGTGACGGCGGAAGCTGCCGAAAAATGGAGGCTAGCCTGATGGTATGGCCGCATTACCAGGAAACGGTGACAGTCGTTGATGTGCTTGATATTGCGTGCACCGATGGCGTACTTGAGTGGGTTGAATCGACTGGGTTGATTTCCGGGTTAGCGGCAGATTGGCCGACAGAAGAGTTCATTCAATTGGCCGCACATGCCATCGGCGGTGACGGTGACGGTTACGGTTACGGTTACGGTTCCGGTTCCGGTGACGGTGACGGTTACGGTTACGGTTACGGTTACGGTTCCGGTGACGGTGACGGTGACGGTGACGGTTACGGTTCCGGTTACGGTTCCGGTTCCGGTTACGGTGACGGTTACGGTTCCGGTTCCGGTTACGGTTACGATGACGGTTACGGTTCCGGTTACGGTTCCGGTTCCGGTTACGGTTACGGTTCCGGTTACGGTTACGGTTCCGGTTCCGGTTCCGGTTCCGGTTCCGGTTACGGCGAGTAACCAATGGATGATCGGAACGCCGAATCAGATCGGACATGCCTGCGTTGCCGCAAGGTGTTTCGCTCGACGAGTGCAGCGAATCGAATATGCAAGCGTTGCACGAGCAAGAGGCCAG